TTTTCACGTTCCAGGATGAATGGAACATATAAAGAACATTGCTGCTGTGATTCGTCAATTCAGGTTGTTATACGGGTTTGTGCATCGTCCACTTCCGCTGACATGGTCGCCGTTCGAGGGCTTAGGCCGTCACGTTGGAATCTGGCATAGTCTATGAGCTGTCGCTGACGATCGCACAGTGGCAAGTGGGCTGCGATGTCAGCCGTTCGAAGACGGAGGTGGAATGCCTTTGGAACACTCTGAGCGCTCGTAGTTATAGACTTCGCCCCCACGGCGTACGAACCGGCCACCGATTGGATCAAACACCTGCGTAAAGCCGGAGATGTGGTGGCGCTGGAAGACGTCATCGTACCGGACAAAACCGATGATCCAAACGGATGCGTCGCCGGAGACAATTTTCTCCACCGTGTCCAAGTCCCACTTGGCAAACAAGTTTTCGCTCTCAACGAATGGATCATCGCCGACGCATACCGTCCCGGGTGGGAGTTCTCGTCCGCCGACAGCCGACGGGTCGATTGGCGGTGCAATCGAACCTTTCTTAGCCACGTGCACATCCCATTCGATGCGTCGCAACCGGGCCATAGTCCGGCCGTGATTGTAAATCGACAATTCCAATTGGGACCGCTTCAACTCGCCCCCTTCCAGCGTTAGGCCCGATCTGCTGACACCGCCAAAGACGATCGGGCGCTCAAGATCCAACAACGCCTTCTTTGACGTGTCGGCCATAGCTCGCGTCACCCACCATAGGCCGATGGTAGATAATGCCAGGAACGCTGTGAAAAATGCTAGGACCGCAGTGAACGCTGCAACCGGATCGCCCCAAATCTTGCCTCCGAAGGACCCTCGGTCTTCAGAAGCTCCATATCCTTGCTCGCACAGGGAGGCAGAATAGGAGGGGGTGACCTCCCTAGATCCGGTCTTCTGAGGTGCCGAGAGTGCAGAATGGCGAGCGTTTGCAATAATCCCAGCGTCACTGCCCAAATGAGTTTGCGCTGGAGCTGCTGATACGTCCGTCGCTGCATTGGCGATCACAAGGGTAAGAGCTATTGCTGCAAATCGCATCGGTTCTGCTCCAGTTGGCTCTTCAATTTAGACCTGCGCTTACGGTGACGGCCGAAGATCGACAATGGCTCGAACCTGTTTCGGGCATAAAATGGGGTCAGGTGTCTATTATGAATCGCCTATTCCGCAGCCACTCACGTCTTGAATGAGGATCTTGCTGCATGAACTTGACACCTCGAAACTTCCGTTCGTTAAAGCTTTAGATGCGAGGCGAGGTTCGATCGATGATGAGTGGCATGCTTGGTGCTAGCACGTGGCTGCTAGTTGTCTTTGGCAAGTGCCCTGCAATGGTCACGAGCAATTCGCCGGGCCGAATCCGCATTTCGACCGGAGAATGATATGAGATTGCCAAGCGACGTGGCTGGGCGTGACGCCCGCGAGATGCGAGACCTCTTCCGGAAATTCATCGACGGAGGACAGGGGGGCTCTGGGGGCAACGGCGTTCAGTCGGCCGCTGCGCGTCGCTTTGACACTGCGTGGGTCTGCGCCCAGTTGAATATGACGGAGGAAGTGGCCCGATCCTTAGTCGAATCGCTCGTGGAGGAGGGCTATCTAAAGGAGCGGCTTGTACCGGCGGTGAAAGGGATGGCCCTTGCCGCTCACATCGACCGGGATCCCATAACCCGTGCGGAAGCCGATCGGATCATCGATGACCTTATCGCATGGGCAACCAAGTTGGAGGCGACCGGACAGCGAATTCGGGTCAAGTCGTTGGAGATCTTTGGAAGCTACCTGACCAACGCGGACACCCTCGGCGACATTGACGTCGTCGTGATCTTCACCACTCACGACCTAATGCTGTCGGGCGACTTACAATTCGAAGATTTAGAACGCGAAGAAGAGCTGGCCGACGAGATTGCTTCGCTCTCAGAATACATCTCGCCTGCCCGCCTTTGGGACAGGCTGACCTTAGCGAGCGAGGAATTCAGATTGATCTTTGGGCACTACGTCCCCGATCCAGTCCTTGAGGAAGAATTGGATCAACCTTACCAGGCGGGCGCTGGCGAAAGCTAACCTCTCGATGGGTTGTAGCTTGGGTCGCTAATCGAACGCAGAGTTCCAGCATGGTTGGATCTCTTCGCTGTGTCGTGTAGCCCGGCGCCAATAGAGCTGACGTTAATCCACCCTAGTCACCATCTTATGAGCTGCGATCGGTCATGCACTGAAAGCCCCTAACCGAGACGCGACCTTGGGCATTCGTCCATTGTTAAACGCGCACTCGTGCGCGCAAGCGCGCATAAAGCTGGACTTCTTGCTGATGTTCCAATTCGACGGTTACAGCGAAGCGCTGTGTGGTTACGAAGCTTTCTGCCCACCCGCTCTCGCATCGAATGACCAAATAGTAGTCTTGACCGTAGGCGTCGGTGTCTTTGGTAAAGGTGATGCAGGCCGACTGCACCGTGCCCTTTTCGCGCTGCTGCGGGCCGGGGAGAAGATTGCAATTATATCGACCCTCGATGTCGGGATGCCGGCCTTCTTCCTTGGTTCGACGCCGGAAATGATCAAATATCAGTTCCGGGTCGCAACCCCGCAACACCCGAAAGCTCATGCCCACTCCGGCATAATCCGCGCGCGAGTGGCGAACGGGAGGGTCGTAAGCGAGCGTCACTCGCAGCGTACGCTTCCCGCCACCCTGAAATTCGACAGGGATCGGCATATGGTAAACTGCGAAATGATCGAGCTGCAGTTCGTCTTCTGCGTATAGAATGACGCGGTGGTCGTCGGAATAGGCGGCGCGCTGCGGATCGACGCGACCATAGCCGCAAATGCTGCGCGCAGCATCGCTCCCATGGGCAGCCAGTTTTGACGCCGCTTCCTCTGGTATAACTGCGGCGCCGACAAGAAGCGCGCGCAGCAGATTAGCCGACGCGTTCGGAAATTGTCGAAGCAGGTGGCTTGCCTTGTGCGCGACCATTGGCGCTGAATAGGATGTGCCGGAACCTGAAGTGAATAACCGGTCAAGGAATTGGTGGTGCAGGGTCATCATTCCGGCTGTGGGAAGATCTTCGCCCTTGCGTAGTCGCGCGACCACAGGATCAAAGACCATTGTCCCGCCAAGATCGACGAGGTCAGGCTTGACCGCTCCGTTGATCCCCGGCCCGATTCTCGTGAACGGAGCAGGTTCGAGTGCGCGCGTGATCGGGCGGACCTTTACGTCCTCTTCGAACTCAGGACCGAGCCCTTCATCATGTGCAAGCGCACCTACGGTTACTACATTCATTGCACCCGCTGGCTCGCAGAAGCGGTTCGCGGATTCGAGCAGGTACCCTGGGTACTCAGTGACGGCCTGCTCGATCCGATTGCCGCCACGCGGCTGGCGATTGCCGGCTGAAACGATAATGAGGACATTCAGTTCGCGGGCCAGCTCATCTAGGGTCGCTGCCCACGCGCCAACTTTGCTCCCATCGTAGGTGCGCTTTGCATCGCCGAGCGAGATCACGAAGATTCGACAACCGAACTCTTGGGCAAGCCGCGTAATCGCTTGGCGCATTTGTGCCGGAACCAATCGGCGATCGTCGAAGTTTCCAGAATCGTTGACAACTTTTGCCGACGCGATCCGTGCGTGGCGTAGCAGTGTGCCGGTGCTGAGCTGACTGCGAAGGTCGCCAAATAGGGCGACGCCGGCGACACGCGTACCATGACCCCAAGCATCTGCAGAACCAAGTTCTTCGGGAACGCCGATCGCACCCACCAACACGTCCTCGATAAACGGATGAGCGTTCAATCCGCTATCGATAACGCCGATTGTGGGAGTGTTTGCGTCAACAGGGCCAAGCGTGGGCAGAGCGTCCAAGGTAAGCTGCAGTGCTTCTCCGGTGGTGACATCGGCTTTTGGAGGAAGGTCTACGGCTTGGATGTCTTCTATCGTTAGCAGCGTCCGAACAATCTGGCCCGCGCAGCGAGTGCGCAGCATTGTGATTGACGGGCCGATGTAGCGATCAATCACCTCACCATCACGCGCCGCGATATAGTTCTCAAGCTGCTCGAGCTTCCGCGCCCTGAGTTCCCGGCGTCCGAGATCCCAGAGCTCTATGTCGAGCAGATAACTTACATCGTCCAGAAAATCGTCTGTCGCTGTGAAGCCTTCTTCGCGAAGTGCAATTCCGATCCGGTCCTGTGGAGTGAGAGAGCCAATCTCCTCAATGCCGCCAATGAACGCCGCGTACGGTGTGCCCTTCTGATCGGGCGGCGGACCGCCTGCGAATGCAGCGAGCCGCTCGCGGAACGCTGCCATGTCTTCGCTTGAGGAAAAAAGGACGAGCGTGCGATCAGGATCACTTGCGAGTAAGGTGAGGCCGAGCTGTTCCCAATCCGCTTCCATCGCGCCACCAGTCATCCGCACGCGGAGCACCAATGACGGATCGACAAACTCGGGCTTGCGGCGTTCGCGCTGCTCGGCGACGGCGGTATCGAGTTGAGCGCCGATCTTCGCGCTGTGAACGCCGATGTTCCGTTCGGGTGCGCGGCCGCCACCATGTTTCCTGCGCTCGAGTTGCTCAGGCAACCGGATCAGTTGCAAATGCTCGTAGTTTGCCACTGGGTGTCAGCCGACCTCGCGTAGACGCCCAGCTCGGTGACGTCGGCGTTTTTCGTCAGCGATAGCGCGGGTGAAGTCACGCTCCCGGACCTCCTTGCGGCGATCAATGATGCTGCTCTTCAGCGCGCCGACGCAGATGCGCTCTAGTTCAGCGAACGAAAAACCCTCCAAGGCACCGAGATGGACGAGTGGATCAAAAGTCAATCGAGCGTTACGGAACTTGAGTTTAAGGTAACGACCAGCCGCAGCGCGGTCAGGTCGATCGAACCAAATCACCTCGTCGAACCGCCGCCAAACGGCGGGATCGAGCGAGTCATCGAGATTGGTTGCGGCGATGAGGAAGCCCTTTGGCCGGATGCGGTCGATGAACAGCAACAGGCTGTTCACAACACGCCGCAGCTCATGATGATCACCAGCATCGTCTCGCGCGCGCGCCAGCGCGTCGAACTCGTCAAACAGCAGAACGCAAGGCTGCGTGCGGGCGAACTCAAAAATCTTGCGTACGTTAGTCGCAGTCTCGCCGAGGTAGGATGAGATCAACCGGTCGAGCTTGACGGTGAATAGCGGCAATCCGGTCTCGCGTGCGAACACTTCGGCGGACAGCGTCTTGCCGCATCCTGGCGGCCCGCAGAACAACAGTTTCGACCTGACAGAAAGGCCGTGGCGGTGAACATCGTCCGCCCGGCGATACTCGCGAATTAGATCGAGAAAGATCCGCACATTTTCTGCGCTCAACACCACGTCGTCGCGCGTGTGTTGGGGCTCAATTCTCTCGACGAAATCGCTAGCTGCGTCAGGAAAAGGGATAAGCGGCGCAAGACCACGCGGCACAGAATTAGAAGAACCGGCATGTTCCAGCGTCTTACGCAGCGAGCGCGCCAAGACGCGGTTGTTCTTTTTTTCCTCTTCGGAGATGATTTGCTCGGCTACTGCTCGGAATTCTTCATCCCGCCCGTAGCTGCCAAGCAGCTTTTTCATAAGTTCGCCGCGTGCCATCCTATTAGCCTATCTTGAGTGGGAGGCCCGAAATCACCAACCTCAGTTGCAATCGCTACCGCGATTCTGCACGATCAGCGTCTCTGCAGCAACAACCTTTCTATTTCTGAGCGCGATAATCCTGTGGGCGGTTGCAATTTGGTTCGAGCGAGACGCTATTTTCACGCCTGCGGGGCAACCAGAAGTGGAGCGTTGAACCTGGGGTGAGGGTGCCCCCCTCGATGCCGCGTATGTGAGGGCTGAACCCTTCAACCCTCCACACTCAAATCTCCCGCGCGAACCATCGAACCCTTCCAACGATGTTCACCTCGTCGGCAGTGCGCTCGTATGCCGAGTAGGTCTTGTTGTCAGAGATGACGTGCATGACCGGCGGATCGCTGTTCGGGATGTGCTCCAGCCGCTTGGCAACCAGGCCAATCCCATCATGCAGCACGAATACGCCCGGTGGGGTTGGCACCGCGCGGCCCATGTCTACCAGGACGATGTCACCATCCCGCAGCGTCGGCTCCATGCTGTCGCCTACGACATGCATGATCCGCAGCTTGTCGGGATCCGCCCGCAGGCCGTGAGTGATCCAGGTCTTCTGGAAATGATAGGGCTTGCCGTGGTCGGGCTCGATCTCGACGATCGCCCCGCCGCCCATCTCGGGCTTCACGTTGGCGTAGGGGACGGCGACGTACACATCGTCGGGATTTGTGAGAGCGGGTTCATCCCCTTCAACATCGCCCACGCCATCACGCAGCCAGTCCCGTCCAACCTTCAGCACCTCGGCAATCCGTTCGAGCTTCTCGAGGTTGGGGTTCTCAGATCGGCCGCGCAGAATGTCGTACACGTATGACCGGTTCACCCCTGCCTGGGCTGCAAGCTGCGGAGGGTTCAACCCTAATTGCCGGGTCCTCGCTCTAAGGCGTTCGGCAATGGTGGCTTGCATGACTCGGACACTCCTCCTGTGGATATTGTGGACAATGTAGGAAGATGTTGCATAGGTCAAACAAAAAGAACATACAGCGAACAGAATCGCGGAATCGGGTGGCGCAATGAGGCTTATCGAGAAGGACTACTACACTCTGGGGGAAGTCGTGGCCGCCTGGGAGATGCCGCGATATGACGTTGTCTACCTGGCAGAGACCGGGCGCATGCGCCTGTCGGTCCGTGTTTGCCGTACCCATATTGAGCGGGGCTACTGGGAGCTCGAAGAGGGCTCAGGCTGGTTCAAGGTCCCGGAAGAGCGCACCCGCTACACGGGATTGGTCGACCTGAAGGAGCAGGATGCCCACCTGATCTTTCGGGATGGCGGCGCGGAAATAGCGACCTTTTACACCTCAGAAGGCAGCTATTGCCATGTCGAGGAGCCCAGCACGCCCATCGCGATCTTCGAAACCGATCTGCTGCTGCGCGCTGATGAACGGCGCCGTTTGGAGCAGGGGAAGGACAAGCCGGACAAAGGGCTGGTCAAGCCTCCTTTCACGCACGACGCGACCTATGAGCATGTCGAGTACTGCGGCCGGCATTTCCGGTTCGGCCGGATCCAGGCCAATATCGTCAGGCAGCTTCACGAGGCGAGCGAGACGGCCATGCCGTGGCGCCGAGGTGAAGAGTTGCTCGGGCTGGCGGAGTCCGGCTGCTACCGGCTGGTCGACGTGTTCAAGTCCAAGCCCCATTGGCGCGAGTTGATCCACTCCGACAATCGCGGCGCATACAGGCTTGCTATCCCACCCCACCTTTGAACGGTTGAACCCACGAAATTGCGCCGCCGAGACCGAGTTTCGGCGGCTTTTTCGTGTCTGAGGCATCCCACCCTTAACCCCATGCCGAACTACGATATCCCACTTCCATCCCACGGGGGTGGGATGATTGTCCCACTCGACTTTCTGATTTCATCCCACCCTCAGGGTCACGCGGGATGCGCTGCCATGCGCCACTTCTTGTCCATCGACGACGCAGATGGAGAAATTAAGTGCAACCCGTCTTTCTTGCTCAACGTGACCTTGCCGCTCGCTGGCATATGTCACCCAGAACCCTTGAACGCTGGCGTTGGTCCGGCAAGGGCCCCGCGTTTGTGAAACTCGGCGGCCGGGTGGTCTACCGCCTGGAAGTGATCGAGACCTTCGAAGCCGAAGGCAACCGCACCATCACCGGGCGGTTCCAATGACAAACGCCTTCGAACGCCACGGGCTTGATCACCTCTCGGCCTCCTCCATCAACCTGTTCGTCGCGCAGCCGGCGATGTGGGCAATGCAGAAGCTCCTCGGGCACAAGTCCCGGGTTGGCGCGGCAGCCCACCGCGGCACGGCTGTCGAAGCGGGTGTCGAGATGGGGCTGTTTGACCCAAATCTTCCGCTCGAGGATTGCCAAGAGGCCGCACACGCCAGGTTCAACCAGCTGACCGCATTGTCGGCGGATCCCAATGTCGAGAAGGAGCGCGCAGGCATTGCCTCGGCCGTTGCCATCGCGCTCAGTGAGTTGCGCCAATATGGCATCCCCGGCTCCGCTGATGGCACCCGCCAGCACAGGATCGAGGTGGAACTGCCCGGTGTGCCGGTACCTTTCATCGGCTGGCTCGACTTTTGGTATCCAGACCACGGCATTATCATCGATCTTAAGACACAAGGGCGCCTGTCTTCGAAGATCTCTGATCCCCATGCCCGGCAGGGCGCGATCTATCACGCTGCCCATGGCAACAACGAGATCCGCTTCGCCTACGTCACGCCCCAAAAGATCGGCGTCTACCGGCTGGAAGATCCGCGAACGCACATCGCCCGCGTGGTCAGCATCGCCAGATCCATCGAGCGGTTCCTGAGCCTGTCGGAAGACGGGGCTGAACTGACTGCTGCGCTCTCACCGGATCTGGACAGCTTCTACTGGAACGATCCCGGCGCGCGCGCGGCGGCTGAAGAAATCTGGGGCCTCGCCCCCGAGGCTATGCCGCAGGCCTGACACGCGGAAACTTCCAAGCAAACAAGGAAACAGGAAAATGGGTTTTATGTCTGTCCCGTCGTCTGGCGGGGATTTCAAGGTGTTCGTCGCCTACAATGCGAAGGCCGGTCGCTGGTACACGAAGAATGACGGCAAGGATGAGCCGATGTTCGAGGTGACCGACATGACTGCGGTCTTCGATATGCCCAATCTCGAGACCGGCTGGTTCAAGTTCAGTTCTGGCGTCGCCCCGGAAAAGGTCATGGATCCCTCGCTGGCAGAAGCTGCTCCCAATCCGGGGGCGGACTTCAAGCGCGGGTTCCAAATCGATCTGTATTCCGAGAAGAACCTGATGGGGCTTCGGGAATTCAGCTCGACCGCGGGGATCGTCATTGAGGCCATGAACAACCTCTATGATCTCTGGATGGCGGCTCCCGAAAATGCCTCGGGCAAGCTGCCGGTGGTCCGGTGTTCGGGTGTGCTTCCGATCTCAAACAAGCACGGCACCAACTACCAGCCGACGTTCGAGATTGTGGGCTGGACTGATCGGCCGGCCGCTCTCGCCGGGAGTGGGTCATCCCCTCCGCCAGCTGCCGCATCTGCACAGGCCGCGCCTCAGCCGCCGGCACAGCATATGCCGCCGCCCGCGGCTGGTAGCGCGAAGGTCGGCGCGCCGCTGTTCTGATCGCCAATGCCGGGCTGCTTAGGTGGTCCGGCATCCCCCACCCGTCCCCCCAGGGGTCCCCTAGCCGGATCCCACTCCCATCTCCCGTTCAGAAAGTGGTCCTGGCCGCCATGGCGCGTTGCATTGAAACCGGCAGCATCGACATCGACGCGATCAAGGACCAGTTCCCTCTGGCCGACGAGGTGCGCCGTCATCTCGCGCTGAAGCGCCGCGGGGCAACGCTGGTCGGTCTGTGCCCCTTCCACATGGAGCGCACGCCCTCCTTCGCGGTCTATTCCGATGAGCAGCGGTTCCATTGTTTCGGCTGCGGCGCGCACGGTGACATCTTCGATTTCCTCGAGGCCCAGGAAGGGCTGGATATTCGCGCGGCCGCAGAGCGGCTGACGGGCGGCAACTTCCCGGTCATTTCGGAGGCGCGTGTCGCTGAACTCAGAGCGCGCCAGGCACGCTTCGAAGCCGAGCAGGCCGAGCGCCGTAAGCTCGCCGCTGACCAGATGCGTCTGCGCTGGGCGGGCGCCGATCCCACCTATTCATCCCACCCCTATCTCACGGCCAAGGGTATTGGGCCGGGCGGGACACGGCTGGACCGCGAGCACATTCTGGTGCCGCTGTTCGATGCTGCCGGCGAGCTCACCTCGCTGCAGTCGATCGACCCGGCCGGTCACAAGCTGTTCGAGGCAGAGCTCCCGGTTGCAGGCTCCGCGTTCGTCATGGGCACTCCGATCCCCATGAGCAAAGCCCCGGTGCTCGTCTGCGAGGGTTTTGCCACCGGTGCATCGCTCCATGAAGCCACGGGGCGAACCGTCGTGGTTACCTTCAATGCCGGGAACCTGAAAAAGGTTGCCGAGCGGCTGGTCGCGGCCTTTCCCAAGACCCGCTGGATCGTTGCCGGTGACGATGATCGGCGCAAGGCGCCCAATGTCGGCCGCGAGGCTGCGAGCAAAGCTGCTGAGGTCCTTCGCTGCGAGGCCGTGTTCCCGGTGTTCCCCGAAGGCCACCTCGGCACCGACTTCAACGACATGGCCCAGCTTTCCGGCCACGAAGCGGTCGCGGCTTTGTTTGCCGCCAGCGCAGGCCCTGATGTGTTCGAGACCCTCAGTCTCGATGAGCTCGTCAACATGCCGCCGCCTACATGGCTGATCGAGGGGCTCATCCCCCAGCATGGCCTGGTCCTGCTGTATGGCCGCCCGGGTGAGCACAAGACCTTCATCGTTATCGATGGGGCCTTGCGCGTTGCCTACGGCCTCGACTGGCACGGCCGGGCCGTCAAACGCGTCGGCGTCCTCTACATTGCCGGCGAAGGCCGGTTCGGTATCGGGCAGCGCATCAAGGGCTGGCGCAAGAAGCATGGCCTTGCCGGTGTCGATGCGCCGTTCAAGCTGCTGCCCGTGGCAGTCCACATGCTGGATCCCGCCAATGTCGAGAAGCTCAAGCGCACGATCGATCAGGTCCGCGAGGAGGTCGATTTCGAGATCGGGATGGTCGTCATCGATACCGTCTCGCGCGCCATCCCCGGGCAGGACGAGAATAGCCAGGAAGCGATGTCGCTGTTCGTTGATGCCTGCGCCGAGATCCAGAACCATTGCGGCGGCGGCGTCGTCGGCATCCACCATTCGGGCAAGGATGCTGACCGGGGCATGCGCGGGTCCACCGTGCTGCTGGGCGGTTGCGATACGGCGATCCGGGTAGCCAAGGAGGAGGACCACACAGTCCTCTCGGTCGAGAAGCAGAAGGACGGCGAAGAAATCGAGGACGTCCACTTCACGATGGAGGTCGTCGATATCACTAGCGGCCTTGGCAAGGAGCAGAGCACGCTGGTCCCCGTCATTGGTACTGGCGCAACGCCTGCTGCCGAGAAGCGTCTCAGCTGGCATCAGATCCGCGAGATCTTCAAGTCGATCGACGATGCCTGGCGCGACGGCGCGCCTTGGTCGGTCTTCCCGCATGCCCGCCGCAAGGGGCGGTTCGCGGTCGATCTAATCTCCGATCACTACGGTGTCACCAAGCGCGAAGCTGAGATCTGCATCACCAAGTGGCAGCAGAATGGCTACCTCGTCACCGAGGCCGGACGGTTCCACGGCAAGGCCTCTGGACTGAGGGTCGTCAAGTACCTGGAGCCCGACCGATGAGCCCAAAACTCGAGTTGTCGGAAGCAGTCGGAAGCACGGAAATGCGTCAGTCGGAAGCCTGTCGCAAGCCGTCGGAAGCACGGTCGCAAGCAGTCGGAACGCGCAGTCGCTTCCCCCCCATACCCCCTAAGGGCTTCCGACTGCGCTTCAGGCGCGTCGTCAGCCTCAACTTTAGCGAAGAAAGGAGGGGCGCATGAAAGGCGCGCCACCGACCCGGCATGCGCAGATCAGCGACATGCAGGTCATCATCAAATGTGTCGACCAGCGCGGTCGTGAAATGGACGAGCGTTGGGGCATTGGGCGTTTACCCATGCTCGTGCCGATCGAGTGGGCTGAACGCTTCCAGGCACAGCACAAGCTGTTCAACGCGGCGGTTTGGGAGTTCGATCTTCCGTTGGTGCGCCAACATGGCGAGGCAATGCTGCGGGCTTACGACAAGCTCGATGAAATCGCTCGGGCAGCCAAGGGCGAACCACTGCCGGTCGACCAGTGGGAGTTCGAGACGCCTGATGGCCTGGTGATTCTGGTTCGGGATCTTCGCGATACCGGCCGGGCCCAGCGTCATGGCCGGGAGGCACAGGTCTGGGCGCTCGACGAGGTCGCCAATGTGATCCGCTGCCACCCGATCCTCGCCGCAGCCAAGAACGCGTTTCCTGGCGCGCAGGTCGTGAGTGTCCGTCCCAGCAAAACAACCTTGGCCGAGCTTGATGACGAACTTTCGGACATCCCGTTCTGATGCTGACCGCTGTGATGGAGGCGCCGATGCCCTAACGCCCGCAAGCCCCCAAGACCGGACGACGGTGGTCCGTACCGCCAAGCACAAAACCACCGCCGTCCGCACCAGACAAAACCCCAATTGGAGAATCATCATGGATATTTCGACTTTGCCTGCGCCGTTGCGCAGCGCAACCCCGGCTTTAAGGCGCGTGACAGTGATGCGCGGATCGCTGCTGGCCCTTGACCTCGGCACCAGCACTGGCTGGGCGCTGAGGACCGCTGACGACTACACGTCCAGCGGCACCGTCCTGCTGAAGCACAGCCGTTACGATGGCGGCGGCATGCGCTTCCTGCGGTTCCGGCGCTGGCTGGAAGATCTCGATCAGGACGCAGGGCCGATCGAGGTGATCTACTTCGAAGAGGTCCGGCGTCATGCCGGTACCGATGCGGCCCACATCTACGGCGGCCTGCTCGCAGTCCTCTCGGCTTGGTGCGAAGAGCACCTCGTCGCCTACCAGGGCGTGCCGGTGGGCACCATCAAGCGCTTTGCCACCGGCAAGGGTAATGCCGACAAGGCCGCGGTGATTGAGGCCATGTGCGCCCGTGGCTTTGCACCTCGGGATGACAACGAAGCCGACGCGCTCGCCATCCTGCTCTGGGCCATCGAGACACGGGGAGGTGTGCGATGACCACCTGGTCCATTCTCGGCCACACAGCCAAGGTGCTCGAAGAACGCCGTGATGATTACGGTGATCCAGCCGAGCAGTTTCGCGTCATTGCCGCTCGTTGGTCGATTACGCTCGGCACGCCCATCACACCGTCACAGGTCGCCCTGTGCATGATCGACCTCAAGCTTGCCCGGCTGGCTTACGATCCAAGGCACGTCGACAGCATGGTCGATGTCATCGGCTATGCGGCTCTGCTGCGGGAGGTGCGCTGATGGCTGCCATCTCCCCGATCTACAGTCATGCCCGGCAGCGCGATGCCTTCGAGCTCGCCCGGGATGGGTGGCGGCAACGCGGGATCCTTGCGGTTTCGCCTTCCGACAGGCGTCTCAGCTTCAGCGAGCGGGAGTTCATCCGCGAGCTGGGCGAGCGCCTTTACGGAAGTGAGGGCAGGGGAGGCACCCATGGCTCGCGGTCGTAAGCGCAAGGCCGGCAAGCGCCACCCTTCTGGCAAGCTCGTCCAGCCACGCATCGAGGAGACCCAGCGCGAGGTGATGTCGACAGTCTTGGCGGCGCGCCAGCGCCACTTCGGGGTCAGCGAGCGTCAGGCGAGGGACGAGCGGCTGGGTACGTCACTCGGCCGGCTGGCTTTTGCCGGATCTGTCACATCCACCCAGTATGCGGCTGGTGAGCTCTACGGCGAGACCATGGCGCGGCACCGTGCGGTGGTCGGTATGCCCATGGCCCAGCCGCGTTCGGTCACCGGTCTTCTCATCAACGAGGGGATCTTCGGCGGGGGTGAACCTGTCCATGACCCCGAGCTCATCGATCGGATTCGGAAGGAGGCCGCTGCGGCGATGATGGTGTTGCGCGATGCCGATCGGGACATGCCGGCTGGCACGAGGCGAGGCCCCAGCCTGCTGGTTCATTCCATCGTCTGCTACGATGTCGATGCGGCGCTCTGGTCGGCTGCAGACTTGAAGTGGCTGGGCCATGGTCTTGATGCGCTGGCGAAACTTTATCGCATCCGCCTCGATAGTCCCTGACGCAATGCGACGTGGTGAAGCGCAATCAATCTAGCCGTAAGGCAATGATTCAAAAGGAAATAAATATTTGACCAGCTGGTGTTTACAGCCTAGGAGTATTTCCGAAATTGAGAATTCAGAACTGCGCCCGGAGCTCATCAGCTTCCGGGCGCAGTCAATTTTTGGCCGGCAGCCCCCAAGATCGAGATAATCAACCCCTTGCTCACATTGGGGTTGCAGATGGCAGATAAGTTCGCATATGAGGGTAACAAGTGGATTGGGGGTTCCCGGTCGGCGTTACAGCCTCGGTGAGTTTCACCGGGGCTTTTCGCTTTTATGGGCTTGGGAAAACCTTGAGGCCCCAATCTAGATAGCCTTCCCCCAAATTACTGCGCCCGCCGCTGCAAAAGAATTTTTGCTTAAGCACCCGGAATGCGCGGTTATTTTGGTCTGGACGTATAAAATTACTCCCGATCGGACGGGCAACCAAATCTGCGAGCTGTAAGCCCGACGAATTGACCTGCTTATGTGCAAAGATCACGTCAAAAGGCAGCTGGATCCCTTTACGGTTTGCGCCATCGCAAATTCGACGAAACTCCAACTCTAGTTCGTTGTCCTCTTTCGGTCCCCTGCGTTCGACAACGACATGGGTCTTCACTCCGCTTTGGTTCTTCTCTTCGAGAAACTCGTGGAGTGTCTCCAAGCAGAAACCCAATGCCGTGTGGTATGGGTTCTCGGCGTTGGCTGAGCGGGCCTGCAATTTCGTCTTATCGATCACGCAACTTATCAGAATGAAGTTGCTGGTATCGATAATGTCGGTGAGTTCATTGATGAAGTCGTTGCGGTGGTCTGGCCCGGTAAATTTGAAGCTACCCATTTCCTTACGGATTTCTCGCTCATGCAGGACCACCAGGTCATGGCCAAAATGATTGAATTTGAATTTCTGCAGGGCAGGAACGACCTTCTCGCTGTAGTGCCGCTTGTAGAAAACGCAGAAGGACAAGACAAAGACAGGGTATTGGGGGTCGATCGTCGACATTGAATGATCGCCACTCTCGTCGACATAGACGATGAAGTTACTGAATTTTCCCGGCGGTGCTTTGGACTCACCAGCCGCTTCCGCAATTGCTCCAGATTCCACATCGAAGAGCGAAAACTGTTGGGGTAGTGAGTCGTTATCCTTGTTCATCAACAGAAGTTAGCCCAGCCGATGGCGTGTTGCCACCCGCAGTAAGCCTTCGGCTAGGAATTCCCAGACAGAGTTTATGTTGACACTTCGGCTTCGTGGGCGCCGTGCTGTTGCCCAGCGTTTGCGTCGCCTTCGATCCGAACCCCTCTGCCGCGATTGTACCTCTGCCGGAATAGTCCGCGAGGCGACCGTACCTGACCACATCCTGCCGCTAGCCCGTGGCGGATCGGACGAGGACAGCAACATCCGCTGCCTCTGCGCTGAATGCCATGCCAGGCGGACTGCGGAACAATTCGGCCAGCGCAGGACGGCCGCCGTGGGCCCCGACGGATGGCCGATTGGGTGACCAAGCCGGGGGGCGGCTCGAAAGTCTGGGCCTTTGGCGGGGGAAACCGCGCTTGGTCCAAATTTCACGCAACCGCGAAACTCGGACCGGGGGTCAAAAAGCAGAAAGTCTAAGTTTTCCGTCGAATTGACTGGATAGTCGTCGCGATAAGAGCGGTAGTCGCGTCACGAACACGGAGCGATGCAGATGACCGACTTGACCTTGCCAACCGCCAATGAAGCTTGGGGCTTCTACGGAACCAGCGACGCCTTCGCGGATGCCGATGCAGCCTGGGCGATTGCCTTTCCAGCGGTGCTGGCGGCAACTGAAGGCACGGCCGAAGGGGTTCGGGATTTTCTCGATAGCCGCCATGGCCGCCACTTCGGCGATGACGTCCACAACAGCATCCATGCGGGGCTGGACCTCACCGCAGCCATCGATGCGGCGATCACCCGCTGGATGGGATGGACCATCAACTGGGAAACCGCCCGCGAGATCGCGATGCCCAAGGGTCTGCCCTATCTCACGGGTTTCGTTCTTTATTTCAGCCTGAAGGCTCAGGCTACCTAGGTCATTTCCGAGGATGAGCATGTATGCCGCTACCGACTACAGGTGCGATCTCACTCAGCGCTGTGGCAGCTGAGATCGGCCGCGCAGCTGGCAGTGCCATTTCTCTTGGCGAGACCGCCGTTCGCAATCTGGCGGGCGTCGCAACTGGGGCGATTGCACTATCGCAGCTTTATGGAAAGTCAGCGCTTTCCTTCTCACCGGACGGCGGGAGTAGCTTTTCATCGCCAGTCTTTCTCTCAGATACAGGCGTGGGCGGTTATCCTGCGCAGATGATAATATCCTGCAATCAGCCGGCTGTATGGAGCCATACGCGTAACGGAGCCTTTGGCACTGCCAGCGTTGCCTCCGGTTCCTCTGCGACTTCGATAACCTTTTCTCTTTCCAATACGGGTTTTACGATCCGCACAACAACATGGAACGTTAGTGCAACCGTCGCTGGGGTCACGCGCTACTGGTCTGTTAATCTGGTCGCTGAAGGCTTGGTCTAGGGCACGGCCTTCCAGAATTCAAAGCCTTGGAGCCTGGCCGTTATAAGCGGTAAGTTCTAATCAACAGTGCTCCAGCCCCCATCGTCACGGACCAAGGCGGTTCACCAGCGCAGCATATCGGCACTGCAAGCACGCAGGGTTCCTATAGCCGCCGCCCATTGAAGGATATCTATGGATCAAAACTGGCCGGCCCAGAGCAGTGAGCTCTGGCCGATAGAGAAGATCATCCCTTATGCGCGCAACTCCCGCACGCACTCGGACGAGCAGATCGCGCAGATTGCGGCCTCAATCCGCGAATGGGGCTGGACCAACCCGATCCTCGTCGATGAAGACGGTGGCCTGATCGCGGGGCACGGACGTTTGCTCGCCGCCCGCAAACTGGGCCTGACCCAAATCCCGACCATGGTCGCTAAAGGCTGGGGCGAAGCCCAGAAGAAGGCCTACGTCATCGCCGATAACAAGTTGGCGCTAAATGCCGGCTGGGACCTTGAGCTCTTGGCAGTTGAACTTGGTGACCTGCAGGGCTTCGACTTTGATCTGCTGCTGACCGGATTTTCCGGCGAAGAGCTTTCGAAGCTTCTGCCAGATAAGACTGAAGGACACACCGACCCGGACGAAGTGCCCGAAGCTCCTGCTGATCCGATAACCAAGCCGGGCGATGTTTGGCTGATGGGTAAGCACCGCCTCGTTTGCGGCGACAGCACCAGCCTAGATGACATGGAGAAGCTGACCGCAGGCCAATTGGTGGACATGTGGTTGACCGACCCACCCTATAATGTCGCCTATGAAGGCGGAACCAAGGACAAGCTCACCATCCAGAACGACAACATGGGTGACGAGCAGTTTCGGGTATTCTTGCGGGATGCCTATGTCACCGCAGATACCGTGATGAAGCCCGGCGCAGTCTTCTACATCTGGCACGCAGACAGCGAGGGCTACAACTTCCGGGGAGCGGCTCGCGACGCCGGCTGGCAAGTGCGGCAATGTCTGATCTGGAAGAAATCATCTCAGGTTATGGGCCGTCAGGATTTTCACTGGAAGCACGAGCCTTGCCTTTATGGTTGGAAAGATGGCGCTGCCCACCTGTGGGCTAACGACCGCAAGCAAACCACAGTGCTCGAGTTCGATAAGCCGGCGCGCAACGGTGAGCATCCGACGATGAAGCCGGTCGCGATCTTCGAATACCAGCTTCTGAACAACACCAAGGGTGGTGACATCGTCCTCGATAGCTTTGCCGGTTCTGGCACCACCGCAATTGCGGCAGAGAAGAACGGCCGTGTTGCCTATCTGATGGAACTTGATCCGCGCTACTGCGACGTGATCATCAAGCGCTGGCAGGATTTCTCAGGAGAAGCTGCAACCCTTGAGAGCGAGGGCCGCACGTTCGATGAGATTGCCGCCTCGGGAATGGCCGAAGTGGCCTAAAGGTTTCAGGCCGCGACGAAAACCTTATCGACAACGATGTCGTCGGCATGGGCACGGGCCTGAGCCAGATCATAAGTCGTCTGCATGCGCATCAGGGTGTCCGCCTTGACGCCAAAAGCCTTCTCAAACCGGATTGCCATTTCTGCCGAAAGGGCGGTGTGGCCATTGAAGAGATTGCTCAGCGTCTGGCGGGTCACATGGAAGCAGGCCGCAAGCCGATTGATGCTCACACCGTGAGGGTCGACGATCTCGCTCTTCAGCCAGTCACCGGGATGAACAGCCAGCGAGGGGTGCATGGTCATAACCATCAGTGATAGTCCTCCAGATTAAGATCGGCGATTGTCGCTTCATCGATCTTGATGAAGGTCAGGCGCCAGTTCTTTGTTACAGTCATGGCCCAACGCCCGGTCTTGTCGCCAACCAGTTCATGCAGCCCGTAATTGGGCGGCACAGCCAGTTCGTCGAAGCTACCGACAGCGTTGATGAATGCCAACATTTTACGGATACGTGCTGTATCTCCCACTAGGCCCTTGGCGTTACCGGTCTCAAAAAACCGCCGCAGCCCTTTATGGGTGATGCTTTCGATATCCACGGCGCCCTATGTCAAACATCATTTGACATGTCAAAGAGTCTTTGACGCATTGATAGAGGGCGAGGCGCGAGGAGCCCGCCCATGATTACCGGCAGAAAACCGAAGCCCACGCAGTTGAAGCTTGTCACCTCCAACCCCGGCAAACGGCGGGTCAATCGCAAGGAAGCCAGGACCAAGGCGGCTATTCCAGCGCCTCCCCACCACCTGACCGCCGATGCAGTCGAAGAGTGGAACCGGGTGGCGACCGAGCTCTATAACCTTGGCATTCTGTCCGAGATCGACCGGGCGGCTCTTGCAGCCTACGCCATGGCCTATGGTCGCTGGGTCCAGGCCGAACGCGCAATCGCGAAGATGGCCGAGAAGGACCAGCTGACCGGCGGCCTCATGATTAAGACATCGAACGGCAACGCGGTCCAGAACCCGCTGGTTGGCACCGCCAACAAGGCGGCGGCGGACATGATGCGTTACGCCGCAGAATTCGGGATGACGCCGAGTGCCAGGAGCAGGATCGCGGCCCAGCCGCCAGAAGAAGGCACGGACCCCGCCGACCGCTTCTTCGCCTGACCGGGCGCTGGCCTATGCCAAGGCGGTGGTCGCAGGCGACATCGTCGCGGGGCCGCACGTTCGCAATGCCTGTAAACGGCACATCGCGGATCTTGCGCGCAAGGACGGCATCTGGTTCGACCACGAGGCCGCCAATCACGCCTTCGCCTTCTTCGAGGAGGTGCTGAAGCTTTCCGAAGGCCAGTTCGAGGGGCAACCCTTCGAGCTCCAGCCTAGCCAGGCGTTCATCGTCGGCTCGCTGTTCGGCTGGAAGCGCAAGGACGGTCGCCGCCGGTTCCGCCGCGCCTACATCGAACAGGGCAAAGGCAACGGAAAGTCGCCGGTTGCAGGCGGAATCGGCATTTACGGGATGACCGCCTGTAAGGAAGCTGGCGCCCAGATCTATGCAGCCGCCGCCAAGAAGGAGCAGGCCAACATCCTTTTCCGTGATGCGGTGCGGATGGTCCGGCAATCACCGGCGCTGGCACGGCGGCTCGAGTTTTCAGGAGGCCCGGGACGCGAGTTCAACATCGCGCATCTGGCATCGGGCAGTTTCTTTCGGCCAGTGTCGCGCGATACCGGCAAGACCGGCTCGGGGCCGAGGCCCTATTTCGTGCTGGCGGACGAGGTCCACGAGCTTCCGGACCGTTCGATCATCGAGATGCTGGAGCGCGGCTTCAAGTTCCGCCGCGATCCGCTGCTGTTCATGATCACCAACTCGGGCTCGGACCGCAATTCGGTCGCATGGGAGGAACACGAACACGCGATACGGGTGGCGGCTGGCAATCCCGATGCGGTGATCGATCCGACCTTTCTGGGTCAGGTCATCGACGACACGACGTTCAGCTACGTCTGCGCGCTCGACGAGGGCGACGACCCGCTGACCGACCCCAGTTGCTGGATCAAGGCAAACCCGCTGCTGGGCGTCACGATCACGGAGCAATACCTCTCGGAAGTCGTGGCGCAGGCGAAAGCTATCCCGGGACAATTGAACGGGATCCTGCGGCTGCACTTCTGCGTGTGGACGGATGCCGAGACCGCCTGGATGGCGCGAGCCACGCTCGAGCCGCTGTTGGCAGAATTCGAACCCAAAGTCGGCCAATCGGTCTGGCTCGGGCTCGACCTCAGCCAGAACCGGGATTTGACCGCGCTGGCGGCGGTCCAACGAAATGGCGAGAAGGACGGCAAACCCTGCTTTGACGCATGGGTCGAGGTCTGGACGCCGGGCGATACGCTGTCGGCGCGGGTGTTGCGGGACAAGCAGCCCTACGACCTCTGGGTCGCAGACGGATTTCTGAATGCGCCGGCCGGCGAGAACATCAGTTTTCGCCACGTGGCGCAGGCACTGGCTGAGATGGCCTCGGACTACCGGGTAGAGGCCGTGGCCTATGATCGTTACGCCTTCCGCCGCTTTGAAGAGGAAGTTGCTGAACTCGGGCTGGACCTCGCCTTTGTCGAGCATCCTCAGGGCGGCACCAAGCGGGCGAAGCCTGCGGGCGAAATGAGCGAAGGCCTCTGGATGCCGGGTTCGCTCCGGCATCTGGAAGAACTGATCCTTGAGGGCCGCATCCGGCTCAAACGCAATCCGGTCCTCATCTCAGCAATGATGTCAGCGGTCACCGAAACCGACCGCTGGGACAACAAGTGGCTCTCCAAGCAGCGGGCTATCAACAAGATCGACGCAGCGGTCGCGCTGTGCATGGCAGTGGGGGCAGCGATGGCAGACGATACCTCCGGCACCATCGATGACTGGCTCAAGAGCCTCGCATGAACCTCTTTCAAAAGGCGATCGGCTACATCGCGCGCTCGATCGGCCTCACAGACCCGCGGCTGGTGCAAGCCGCAGGCGGGCGCACCACGACAACTGGCGAAGTCGTCTCGAGTGCTTCCGTGCTGGGGCTCGCTTCAGCCTGGGCCTGCGTCAATCTGCTCGCCGGTACGATCGCCTCGCTGCCGCTCATGGTCTACCGGACCCGAGGCGGTGCAAGGACAGTTGCCGCCGATCATCCGCTCTACCGGATCCTGCATGACAGCCCGAATGCCGACCAGACCGCGGTCGACTTCTGGGAGTTCATTTGCGCCTCGATTGAACTCAATGGCAATGCCTATGCCGAGATCATTCGAGGCAGCAATGGTCGGGTGGTGGCGCTCAGCGTTCCCATCGCGCCCGAGCTCATGACAGTGCGCCGTCTGCGTGACGGCAGCCTTGAATATGAGTGGTCGGACAATGGGGTGCGCTCCATCGTCGGCCAGGACAACATGCTCCACATCCGGGGCTTTGGCGGCAATCCGCTGGGTGGTCTCTCGACCCTCAGCTTCGGCCGCCAGACTTTCGGATTGGCGCAGGCCATCGAACGGGCCTCAGGCGACACCTTCCGCAACGGCGTGCGGCCGTCGGGCCTTCTCAAGACCGCCGACAGCCTGACCCTCGACCAGCGGAAGCAGGCCGAGGAACTGCTGCAGGAGAAGTTTGCCGGCGCCATCAATGCCGGGCGGCCAATGCTGCTCGACCGGGGCATGGACTGGGTCCAGCTCTCGATCAGCCCAGAAGATGCGCAGATGCTCCAGAGCCGGGCTTTCTCGGTCGAGGAGGTCTGCCGCTTCTTTGGCGTGCCGCCCTTCATGGTCGGCCATACCGAGAAAACGACCAGCTGGGGCACCGGCCTCGAACAACAGACGCTGGGGTTCCAGAAGTTCACGCTGCGTCGGCGCCTGAAACGCATTGAACAGGCGCTCGCCAAGCAGCTGCTCTCGCCGGCCGACCGGCAGGCGGGGCTGGTCATCGAGTTCAATCTTGAAGGCCTGCTGCGCGGTGACAGCGCGGCACGCGCCTCCTTCTACCAGTCGATGCTGGGGAGTGGCGTGATGACCATCAACGAGGTTCGCGCGCTTGAAAACCTGCCGCCGGTCGAAGGCGGCGATGTCCCCCGCATGCAGATGCAGAACGTACCCATCACCCAGACTGGATCAGGCGCAGCACCCGCCGCGCTGCCGCCTGCTGATCCCGGAGCTTCTCTATGAACCATCTCGATTTCATTCTTGATACCAAGGCCATCACCGAAGATGGCCAGATCGAGGGGCTGGCTGCCGGTTACGGCAACGTCGATGCCGGCGGCGATGTGATCGTACCCGGCGCACTGGCCCGTTCCTTGAGGGGCCGCACCTCGGTGCCAATGCTCATGTATCACGACCAGACCCGCCCAGCTGGGATCTGGACAGACTTTGCCGAGTGCCGCGATGGCCTTGTGGTCAAAGGCCAGCTCTCGCTCTCTTCCCAGATTGGGCAGGAAGCCCACGCCCTTGTGCGCGATGGTGCGATTGGCGGCCTCTCTATCGGCTATAAGACCATTCGTGAGCAGGTCGTGGGCAAGACCCGTCAACTGCTTGAGCTTGCCCTTTACGAGGTCAGCCTTGTTACCATCCCGATGAACGAGCGCGCGGTTATCACTTCGGTGAAATCGCTCGTTGAGGATGGCCGGCTTCCGACCTTGCCAGAATTTGAGAATTTCCTGCGCGAGGCAGGGTTCTCGAAAAGTCAGGCCACCGCAATTGCGGGCAAGGGCCTGGCGCAGCTGTTCCGGAGTGAGTCTGGCAGCACCCCATCCGACTTTCTGTCGGCCTTGAAGGCGCAAATCGGCGCCTGATCCCACTCCCAAACAGGATACAATTATGAGCGATGCTAAGACCGCCGAGCAGCTTGCCGGCGAAGTGAAAGGCGTGCTCGACGCACGTTTCAATGAAGTGAAGTCCAGCCTTGAGGCACGCCAGAGTGAACTGCGCAGCAGCCTTGATGCTCGGCACGACGAGATCAAGTCGGACCTCGATGCAAAGCACGATAAGGTGAAGGCGCTTGCCGAGGACGCACTCGGCAAAGCCCAGCGCGGCGAAGACCTATCCAATGCGACCAAGGAACTGGCCGATGAGGCGCTTGTTGCGCTCAATGAAGCCAAAGCGCGTCTTGACGAGGTCGAACAGAAGCTCGCTCGCCGCGTGGCAGATGATGCCACCCCTGAGTTCAAGACGATCGGCGAGCAGGTCGTCGCCGACGATGCCATCAAGGCTTTCCTTGGCAATAACACCGTGCGCGGCCGTGCCAGCGTTGAGGTGAAGGCGATAATTTCGGCTCTAACTACAGATGCCATGGGCTCGGCAGGCGACATGATCGTAGCTGATCGTCTCCCTGGCATTGTTATGCCGGGCCAGCGCCGCATGACGGTGCGCGATCTGCTTACCCCGGGCCGGACCGCCAGCAACTCGGTGCAGTACGTCAAGGAAACGGGCTTTACCAATGCGGCCGCGACCGTCTCGGAAACCACTGGCCCCGCCAAGCCGCAGTCGGACATCAAGTTCGATGTGGTGACCAGCAATGTGACCACGATCGCGCATTGGGTTCTGGCCACCCGCCAGATCCTCGATGATGTGCCGATGCTGCAGTCCTATGTGGACGGGCGTCTGCGCTATGGTCTGGCGCTGGTCGAAGAAAACCAGCTGCTGAACGGCAGCGGCACAGGCACGGACCTTGCCGGCATCTACACGCAGGCGACCGCGTTCACCCCGCCGATCACCATTCCGGCGACGGTGACCAGGATCGACGTGCTGCGCCTCGCCATGCTGCAGACGGCGCTGTCTGAGCTGATGTCCACCGGCGTGGTGCTGCATCCGGCTGACTGGGCGGCGATCGAGCTTCTCAAGGATGGGCAGGGCCAGTTCATCGTCGGCAATCCGCAAGGGACGATCACCCCGACCCTGTGGGGCCAGCCGGTGGTTGCAACCCAGTCGATGGCAACGGGCAAGTTCCTGACCGGCGCTTTCCAGCTCGGCGCGCAGATCTTCGATCGGATGGACGCGGTGGTCGAGATTTCGACGGAGGATGACCAGAACTTCCGCAAGAACCTTGTGACGGTGTTGGCTGAAGAACGGCTAGCGCTCGCGGTCTACCGCCCCGAGGCCTTCGTGAAAGGTGACTTCACTGCTGCTGCTACGGCTGCCACCAAGGTTTAATGATCGGGGAAGGGCTGGCCTCTGGGCTGGCCCTTCTTTCCTTCTAGGAGATGAGCGGATGTTTCTAAAGGCACTCGATACCATTCATGTGAGCTCGGTGAGCTCAGACAACATCATTGCGGATCAGACATTCGAGATCGACGATTTGGGCGGTCGCAGCCTGATCGAGCGGGGCCTGGCTATCGAGGTTGATGCGGCAGCGGCTGCAAAGCCAGAACCCGCCGAAAAGGCCGAAGCGCAGCCGGTGAAACCCTCGCAGGCCGAGGAAATCACCGAACAGTCGCCGATCACCAATAAGGTAGGCGCACACACCCGTAAAAAGGTGGTTTGATGTCCGAGATCGTCACGATCGAGCCACCCCAGGATCGTGCCGTGACGCTCGAGGAAGCACGCCAGCAGCTTCGGCTTGATGGCCGTGACGAGGACCTGCTGCTCGGCGCTAAACTGGATGCAGCCCAAGCTGAACTGGAACAGCAGACAGGCCTGAAGCTTTGCGAGCAAACGCTTGAATTGCAGCTGGAAGGCTGGCTGGACGAAATCACCGTGCCCATCCGGCCCTCCACGGTGGCAGAGATTCGCTATACTGCCGCCAGCGGCGCAATAGTGCCCCTCCCAGAGACGGACTATGTCGTCCGCCGGCGGCATGGGTTCACCCGCATCCGCCCAGCATCGGGCAAGTCTTGGCCGGAACTGGGCGCAGATGGCCTGATCAAGGTCATATTGTTTGCCGGATTTGGCGAGAATGACGCTGATCTGGCGATCGCGCGCGCCGCTATCCTCGTCAAAACCGCATCTCTGTATGAAAACCGCGAAGGTGCGACCTGTCTCGCCTTCGACACGCTGGTGGGGCAACTCCAATGCCGCTGGATCTAGCCTCCAGGCTCGACACAAGGATCCGGATTGAGCGCAAGGTCATCGCATACGACCCCCTTTATGGCACCGAACAGGTCATGTGGACCGAGTTCGCCTGCATCTGGGCCGAGGTGAAGGACATTCTCCCGTCAAAGGCTGAGCGTCTCGCCGACAGCATCCAGATTGATCGCCGCCCCGCCCGGATCCGCATTCGGCATCTGCCTGGCCTCTCTGCAGATATGCGGGTCATCATCGATAAACGCGTCCACCAGATCATTTCCGGCCCGGCAACGCTGGGGCGGCGGGAGGCCATGGAGTTCGTGGTCGAGGAACATTCGAGCGAAGGAGCAGCACCATGACGATCCGGCTCAAGGGTGGCCTTGAATTGCTGCGCATGCTTGATGAGCTGCCCAAGAACCTCGAGCGCAACGTTATCCGCGGCGGGCTTCGCGCCGGCGCCAAGGTGATCCAGCAACAGGCGAAGACCAATGTGCCGGTGAAGACCGGTCAGCTGAAGCGCGCGATCGGTATTGGCACCCGAACCGAGGGCGCCAAGCTCTCGTCTTACGTCAAACTGCGCGGGAAAGGCTCCTATCTCGGGCTGTTCATCGAATATGGCGTCGCGCCCCACCTGATTGCGGTGTCAGACGCCGACAAGCCGGTGCGTGAGACCCGGCGCGGCCCGCGTAAAGTCGGCATCGGTACGATCAACAAGATGCTGAAGCGCGGCAGTCTCAAGATCGGCGAGAACTTCGCCGGACCCGTGGTCATGCACCCGGGCCACGCGGCCAAACCATTTCTGCGCCCAGCGCTCGACCAGAAAGCCGAGGAAGCGGTGAACGCCATGGGCGCCTATATCGCCCACCGCGTCCAGATTGGGAACCTGAAGGCACCGACCCTGGAGGTCGATGACGAATGAACGGAGTGATTGCGGTCCGCTCGCTCCTGGTGGCTGACACCGGAGTGACGGCGCTTGTCCCAAATGCCCGGATCGCCGCTGGAATGCTGCCCCAAGGCACGGACTTGCCGGCGATATCGTTGATGTCGGTCAGCAGCGTTGATCGCAACATTTCCGCGCCGGGCCCCAAACGCCGGGTAACCGCAAGGGTGCAGGTGACTGTGTTGGCGCGAACCTATCCCGAGACGAAAGCCATTCTGGCGGCCATCCGCAAGGCCGCTGCCGACCAAATGCCCGCGATCGACGGGCTTACCGAGGTCACCGTCCACACCGATTCTGCCGGGCCAGACTTCCTCGACGAGGAGGCCGGCATCCACATGCAGACGCAGGACTTCCGCGTCTCATTCAACGAGGCACGGATAGCCTCAGCTTCATAAGGACTAATATTATGACTGTTCGGACTTCCGCCGGCACCACCCTAAAAGTGTCTGCCGCTATACCTGCGACCTTTGATGCCACCGGCTATAATGCACTGACCATGACGGCGGTCGGCGAGGTTTCTGACCTTGGCGAGTTCGGCCGCGAGTTCAATCTCGTGACCTTCAACCCTGTGGGCAGCCGCGGTGTTGTCAAGAAGAAGGGTAGCTTCAATCAGGGCACGATGCAGATCCAGCTGGGTCTCGACACCGATGATGCGGGCCAGATCCTCTTGAAGTCTGCCTCGCTCTCTGATGCAGATTACAGTTTCCTCGTCACCACCCAGAATGGTGACAAATACTATTTCCAGGCGCAAGTTATGAGCTTCAAGGTCAATGTCGGTTCGGTCGATCAAATTACGACTGCCACGGTGACCCTCGAACTCACCACCAATTCCGCAGGTGTGGGCATTGTAGAGGTATTGGCGCCCTGACGGAGCGACAATGTTCATTTTCTGATATTTATTGACATTTTTGAGGTAAAGTGAACATATAAGCGTGAATGGAGGCCTACTATGCAAGCCGCAACTACTGCCAGCCAGCCTGATCGCAAGGATCTGACCGGGCCTGCGCTCAGGACGTTCTTCAGGATTGCCGATGCATGGGGTCTGAAGGAGCAGGAGCAGATGCGCATCCTGGGTCTCGACAGCCGCTCGACCTTCCAATCCTGGAAACGCGGTGCTGTCGCGGCAATTCCCAAGGATGCGCTAGAGCGTATTTCTTATGTGATGGGTATCTACAAGGGATTGCAGATACTGCTTCCCAAAAGCGCCAACGGCTGGGTGCGTAAGCCCAACAAGGCAAGTGTGTTCGGTGGCCGTCCGGCTATCGATCGCATGACCTCGGGCAATGTCGCTGACCTTTATGTGGTGCGGCAGTATATCGACGCCCAGCGCGGATGAGGGATCTCCCCATTGCCAGGATCGAGTGGCGACCCTGTTATCGGATCGTTCCCAGCCGGTTTCCGCCGGTTGGGCTGTTTGATGCAGTCGCCGATCCCGATGATCTGGAAGCCGTCTTCCAAATAGAGGCGATGACCAACGACCGTCTTCGCGACGAAGTCGGTGAGATTTCCCTGGTGCCGAGCGAAGACCGCGTTTCAGGCCCCGGGACTACGCCGATCATGGCGGCTTTCACGCATCTGAAGCCGGGCGGCGATCGCTTTGCCGATGGCAGTTACGGCGTGTTCTATGCCAGTCTGAACCTCGAAACCGCGGTTGCCGAGACAAAGCATCACCGCATGTGTTTTCTCGAGGCGACCGATGAGCCGGCGCAGGAACTCGATATGCGGGTCTATGCAGTGGATCTGGTCGCTGACCTCCATGACATTCGCGGGACGAAGGCGAGCAACCCGACCTGGTATCACCCGACGCGCTACGCCATGTCGCAAGAATTGGCGTGGGAGCTCAGGGAATCCGGCTCCGACGGGATCGTTTACGACAGTGTCCGCCATGATGGCGGCGAATGCGCTGCGGTATTCCGCCCTCGGCTCCTTTCCAATTGCCGACAGGAACGCCATCTCTGCTACGTTTGGGACGGGCAGGCGATCGCCATGATCTACGAGAAAAAGAACTTCGGCTAACGCACCGACAATCGCCGAGAATTGTGCGGCGAATAGTAAGATCAATCACCCCAAGAACGACTTGCCTGCCTGACGAGATCAGGTGGCCTGCTTGTGCTTGCCCCTTACAGCAAAGGAATTTCCCCATGTTTGACATCACCACACTCGCTGCAACCGACACGTCCACCTTGGAACTGGTCGGCGGCGATGACGCCCCGCTCTTTGACGACAAAGGCAAGCGGCTGACGATCACGGTCTATGGCCCCGGCACCAAGGTCTATCAGCGCGCCCAGCAGCGCCAGCAAAACCAGCTGATGGACAAGATCAAGAAGCGCGGGAAGATGGACCAGACCGCCGAGGAGAAGCTTGCCGAACAGGCTGATTTCCTCGCCGCTTGCACGGTCAGCTTCAACGGCTTTGCCTATCCGCCGGCTGACGGCCTCGAAGGCCAGGAACTGTTTCGCAAGGCCTATGCCGATCCATCGATCGGGTTCATCGCCACGCAGGTCGCCGCTCACATCAATGACTGGGCAAATTTTACGAAGAGCTCAGGGCAGAGCTGAGCCTTTATGTGCGACAACTGGCGTGGCTGGGCACCGCGCCCAAGCCGCGCACTGGAAAAACGCCAAAGCCTGATCCGGAAAGCGAACCGCTGACCCGCCTGCAGCGAATGGCCATCGACGACCTTGCTCCGGACTTTCCACCCATCCGCACCCCTTGGGTGATCGACTGGCTCATGGAAGTCGGCCCCACCGATCCCGGCGCGATGGGCGCAGTCCCCATCTCCTGGGCCACGATTGGCGAGTGGCAGCACTGCATGGGGCTCGATCTGCCTCCGTGGCTGGTCCGCCTCTTGCGACGGCTTTCTGTCGAATTCGTCGCTGAAACCGTCCGCGCCCGCGAGCCGGATTGCACGCCTCCTTGGACTGCCACGTCCGTCCTCAACCGAGATGAAGTCTCCCGGAAAGTGACCAACGCCTTCCGGGCGCTGATGATGTCGAAGGAGCCCAGCACGTGAAAGCAGGCACCCTCGAAATTGAAATGATCACCAACGTCGCCCGGCTCCAAAAGGAGATGGCCGACATGAAGCGCACGGTGGCAGGCGCGATGGGCGATATGGCGGACAGCGCCTCGCGTGCTGACCGGGCGCTCAATGCGGTCGGAGGCGGCGGTGTCACGCGCATGGGCGGCTCGGCGAAGCTTGCCGGGCATCATGTCCAGAACCTCGTCTTTCAGCTCAACGACATGGTGGTCGGCCTGTTCTCCGGCCAGAAACCCATGACCGTGTTCATGCAGCAGGGCACGCAGATCGGGCAGATCGCAATGCAGGCTGGTGTCGGCATCGGCGGCATGGCCCGGGCATTGCTGGGGCTTGCCGCCAGTGCTGCCGCTGCCGCACTGACCAACCCTTATCTTCTCGCAGCCGCTGCTGCCGCTGTACTCGCGTTCGGCGCATTCAAGCTGTTCCAGTCGAGCGTCAAACAGACGGGCGAGCTCGACCGCTATGCGCAAAGCCTCGGCCTCACCAAAAAGGAAATGGAAAAGCTGGAGCCTGTCGGGATCACCGTCGGCGACACCATGAAGGGGCTGTGGAAGACCGTCTCGGATGGGCTCAACCTGGGCTCGGTATTCTCGACCCTCAAGGATTGGGCGGTCACGGCCTTTGAGGCTGTTTTGACTGCTGGCAAATACGCCGTCGCCATTCTCTATGCAGGCTGGGTTGGCGGGTTCAATGCGATCCGCGTGACTTGGGCTGCACTGCCCGGCGTTGTTGGGGAAGCAGCCGTCGGAGCCGCCAATCTCGCGATAAGCGGAATCGAATACCTCGCCAACAAAGCGATCGCAGCCCTCAACTGGCTCGCCGAATGGGTGAACCCGGTGCTCGATCGAGTGGGCCTTGCCACCATCACCCGGATTGAGAGCGTTGCTCTGCCGCGCATGGAGAGCAGCTTTGCCGGCTCGACTACCCGCATGGGCGCACAGGTTCGCGATGAATTCGCGTCTGCTTTTGGCGATGCGATGAGCATGATGGACGCCTTTTCAGCACGGTGGCGGGAAAACAGCATCGCTGCTGCCAAGGCACGGCTTGCCGCCAAGGCGGAAGAGATCCGCGGCGACAGCACTGACCGTGCCAGCAGCGCCAAAGGCCCGAAGGAAACTGAAGCCGAACGCGCGCTCCAGGCCGCCCGGGACTTTGCCGCCAATCTAGCGCTTGAGACCGCCAAGATCGGCAAGACACCGATCGAGATCAAGCGGATGGAAGTCGCCATGGCCGCACTCAAGGCGCCGACAGACGAAGCGCGTATTGCCATACTCGAAGCCGGCGAAGCCTGGGAACAGGCGACGCGCGCTTTCGCGACCTCTGAGTTCCTGCGCCAGACGGTCGGCCCGCTTGAACAGCAGGTCGCTCTGCTTGGCCAATCGGCCCGGGCGCAGGCACTCGCCAATCTCGAAGCCGAGCGCGAACAGATCGTGCTCGAGCGCGGGGTTGAAGCCTGGGAGCGGTATCGGGCAGCACGGATCCGGCTGATGGAAGCAGACTTTGCACAAAGCGGTCAGGAACAGTTCCTCCAAAGCCTGGAAGACATGGTCTCGGCCACCGAGGCAGCGGCCCAGAACATGGCCGATGCCTTCGGTTCGGTCGGCGGGGCAATTGGTGCGATTACGGTCGAGATCACCCGTTTTGCCTCGGCGCAGGTGGCTGCGGCCCAGCGCGTGGCTGAGGCCGAGCGCGAATATGGACGCACTTCATTCGAGTATGCCGACGCGCGTGCCGCGCAGGCATCGGCCGAGATCAATCACTATGGCAATCTCGCCTCGGCCGCGAAGGGCTTCTTCAAAGAGGGCTCGGACGGGTACAAGGCGCTGCTTGCCGCTGAGAAGGTGTTCCGCGCCTTCGAACTGGCGGTCGCGATCAAGAATGCCGCAGTCAAAATCGGCCTGATCGGTGCGCAAACGGCGGCCAAGGTCACCAGCGACACTGCCATGGCGGCATCTGACACCGCTCGTGCTGGCGTCGAACAGGGCAACTCGATCATTACGACCGGCATCAAGGCGGTGGAGGCCGTGGTGAACGCCATCCGCTCACTGCCGTTCCCGCTCAACATTGCGGCCGGCGCCATCACGGCCGGTGTCATTGCCTCGCTCGGTGTCGCGATCAGCGGCGCCTTTGGCGGTTCGCCAAAACTGCCCGCTGCCAATGATGGCACCGGCACAGTATTCGGGGACAGCACGGCCGTCTCGACAAGCATTGCCAAAGCGATCGATCATCTGCGCGAGGTGGACACGCTGACCATGCTTTACTCCGCCGCCATGCTGGCTTCCTTGCGCAACATCGAGGCCAATATCGGCGGGCTCACCAATCTCATCATCCGCACCAATGGCGCTGAGACTTCCGCTGCAGGTGTAAACACCGGCTACCAGCCCACGGGCGTGACCGGCCTCATCGGCAGGGGACTGGAAGGCGTCGGCTCGGTTCTGAACAAGATCCCCATCATCGGCGGCATTCTGGGCGGTCTGGTCGGGCTCGTCGGCAAGGCGTTCGGCGCACTGTTCGGCAGCAAGACCACGATTACGGGGCAGGGCATCTTTGGGCGCGGCCAGTCGCTGGCCGACATCCTCTCCGGCGGGTTTGACGCGAGCTATTACACCGACGTCAAGAAGACCAAGAAGTTCCTCGGGATCAGCATGGGCTCGAGTTACGGGGGCCAATATTCTGCCGCTGATGCTGAGCTCGAACGCCAATTCGCGCTGATCTTTTCCGGTTTCTATGATGCGATCTCGGCCGCAGCCGATCCGCTGGGCTTGTCGCTGAGCGACGTTCAAACCCGTCTGCAGAGTTTCGTCGTCAACATCGGCAAGATCGATCTGAAGGGTCTGACCGGCGCTGAAATCCAGGAAAAGCTTACCGCTGTCTTTGGCGCAGCGGCCGACAATCTCGCCAAGTACGCGATCCCCGGGCTCGAGCAGTTCAGACAAGTCGGCGAAGGCTATTTCGAGACGCTGATCCGTGTTGCCTCCAGTGTCGAGGCGGTGAGTTCCTCGCTCAGCCTGCTCGGCACCTCGGTCGAGGATTTGAGCCTTGCGGCGAAGATGAACCTGTTCGACCTGTTCGGTTCGGCCGGTGACATGACTTCGGCGACGAGCGAGTATTTTACGCTCTATTACAGCAAGGCGGAACAGGCGTCGGCCCAGACCGCGCAGATGGCCCGGGTGTTCGAGAGCCTTGGGCTTGGGCTGCCGCAAAGCATCGCAGGCTTCCGGGCGCTCGTCGAAGCGCAGGACCTGACCACCGAGGCTGGCCGCGCGGCCTATGTTACCCTGATCCAGCTGGCGCCCGCCTTTGCTGAGCTCATTGGCGCGGCCCAGGACGCAGCCAGTGCGGCCGCCATCGCGGATGAACGCCTGTCGCTCGAACGCCAGCTGCTCGAGGTTCAGGGCAATAGCGCGGCGCTTCGGGCGCTCGATCTGGCCCAGATCGACGAGAGCAACCGTGCGCTGCAGCAGCAGATCTGGGCGCTGCAGGACCAGCAAAAGGCAGCTGATGAGGCTGCCGCCGCGGCCGAAAAGCTGCGCTCGGCCTGGGAGAGCATTACCGACAGCCTGTTGTCCGAGGTTGCCCGCATCCGTGGGGGCATGGGCAGCGGCACAAAAACCTACGCGCAGGCTTTGTCCGAGTTCAACGCTACCACTCTTGCCGCCCGGGCCGGTGATCAGGAGGCGGCCAGGTTGCTGCCTGGCCTCAGCCAAAGCCTGCTGACGGTGGCGGCCGATGCGGCCACCTCGGCACAGGAACTGGCGCGCATTCAGGGTCAGACCGCTGCCAGCCTCGAGCAGACCGTCGCGATCATCAACGGGATAGCCGGGCTTCCAACCGATGCTGCGGCGGCTGCCGCAGCGAGCACACCCACCTGGTGGGAGCAGTTCGCCTCCAATCAGTCGGCGTCAGTGTCTTTGCCGGCCAATGACAGCGCCACGGTGCTGGTCGACGGGCTCATCGCGCTCCGTCAGGAGCTCGCCGACCTGCGCGGTGAACAGCGGATTGCCTCGGCTACGATCGCTTCGGGCACCAGCAAGACGGCCCGCATCCTCGAACGGGTGTCGCCAGATGGCGATGCGCTCACGGTGAGGTCGGCGGCATGAAGCTAATCCGGCCTACTATGCTTTCCGATGATAATTTGATTAGTAGCACAGCCCCGGAGAATGACCACCCGGTCTGGGCCTCCGACACTGCCTATACGGTAGGGGCTCAGGTGATCTTGGCTTCAACGCATCGGCGGTATGAGGCGCTGGCGGCATCAATTGGAGTTGATCCGGCGATTGATCCTACAAAATGGATCGATCTCGGGCCCACCAATCGCTGGGCTATGTTCGATAACCGGGTTGGCACTGCAACGATCCGCAGCGGCGGACTGCAAGTCGTTCTGGCACCAGGTGCCACCGACAGCATCGCACTGATTGATACGGATGCTGAGAGCGCCCGGGTCACGCTTACGGTAGCCGGCACGCAAATTTACGATCGCACCCAAAGTTTTAATGCCGGCGGGAATGCCATTGATAGCTGGTTTACCTGGTTCTTCGAACCGCTGGGTAAGAAAAACAGCCTGCTGTTCCTTGATGTCCCAGTCTACGAGACTGGGGTGCTGACCGTCAGTATGACGCGCGATAACTCGGAAGATCTGGTCTCCTGTGGAGCGCTTCTGGTGGGCCGCCAGTTCGATATAGGTGAGACCGAGCACGGCGCAGACGTCGGGATCATCGATTATTCGAGGAAAGAGACCGACCAGTTCGGCGTGACCTCGGTGGTAGAGCGCGCCTTTGCCAAGCGGATGACGGCCCGGGTTGTCATGCAAACCTCGGCAATTGATGATGTTCACCGAACGCTGGCCGCCATCCGAGCAACACCGGTCCTGTGGATTGGCTCGGAGAGCTTCGAGAGCCTCACCGTATTCGGCTTTTACAAAGAGTTCGCAATCGACCTTGCCTATCCGACGGTCAGCTACTGTAGCCTCACCATTGAAGGGCTGACCTGATCTTTCTGGCCTGATCCTCACTGCCTTTTCAAACTGAAGGTATTCCATGCCGATAACTGCTTTGCCGGCGCCGCCCAGCCGGGCGGACGCGACGAATTTCAACGCGCGCGCTGACGCCTTTCTGTCTGCGCTCCCAACTTTCGCCAACGAGGCAAATTCGCTCGCCAGCGAAGTGAACGGCTATGCCAGTAATGCGGCGGCAAGCGCTGCAACGGCCACTAATGCGCCCGGCACCAGTGCCACCAGCACAACCTCGCTGGCAATTGGCACCGGATCCAAATCGCTGACTGTCCAGACGGCAAAGGCCTTTGTGGTTGGCCAATGGGTCACTGTCACCAGCACGGCTGCGCCAGCAAACTGGATGCATGGTCAGATTACTGGTTATACCAGTGGGACCGGCGCGCTTGTCGTCAATGTCTCGGCGATCGGCGGCAGCGGAACCTATGCGGCCTGGACGATTGGTCTGAGCGCCCCGGCCCAATCCAGCGCAGCGCTGCTTTCCACATCGAGCTATGCCGATCCTGACTGGCTGACGTCGCTCTCCGCCTCCAAGCTCACCGGCACGGTGCTCGTTGCTGGCGGCGGCACTGGCGGAACCACCGGGGTTGAAGCCCGTGCCAATCTTGATCTGCCCTCTCGAAGCGGTGTGGGCGCAACCGGCACCTGGGGCATTTCCATCAGCGGGAGTGCGGCAAGCGCCAGTACGGCAACGACCGCAACCGTTGCCGGGACGGCCAATGCCCTTAACACGGCGGGCAGTTATCAAGTTGGCTCGCTTGGTGTCGGTACACCTGCCTCCGGAATTTCTGGCGAGATCCGTGCGATCGGCGACATAACCGCATATTTTGCGTCCGACGCGCGGCTCAAAGAGAATGTTCGCCCCATCGATGGTGCGCTGCGCGCTATTGGCGAGATCGGCGGCAAGCTCTTTGACTGGCGCGACGAGCATATTGCCGCCCGGGGAGGCGAAGATGATCTCTTTGTGCGCAAAGCTGACTTCGGTGTGATCGCCCAAGATGTCGAGCAGGCCTTTCCGCTTGGCGTGCGCACCCGCCCTGATGGCCACATGGCTGTTGATTATGCCAAACTGACTGCACTTGCGTTCCAGGCGATTGTCGAACTCAAAGCCGAGCTTGACGCGCTGCGCTCGCAGGTGACGGCCCCAACCATCAAGGGGGCTGACCATGGCTGAGCAAGACCCCGCCGTTGAAATGGCGCTGATCCGCGCTGACCTCGAAGCTGTCCAGGAAGAACTCAAGGCCGTGCGCAGGGAACTTAAGGACCTGCTCGATGCCTGGAATACTGCGACTGGCGTGGTCCGCTTCGTCAAATGGCTCTCGACCCTTGTGACCGCGCTCGCAGTGATATTTGCGGCCATCAAAGGCTTTTCCGGCCGCTAACCTCCAGGAGAATTCTCATGAACCCTTTGCCTCTGGCCTATGGCTGGATCGATGACCTGCAGCCGCTGCCCAAGATGGTTGCAGAGGCGCGCAAACTATTCGGCACGGCTGAAGCCCAAGGGCCTGCCGATAATCCAGTGATCCTTGGCTGGGCCAAGGAGCTCGGGCTCGCCAAGGTTTACAACCATGACGAGATCCCGTGGTGCGGGCTCTTGGTAGCCATTGTCGCCAAGCGCGCTGGTAAAGCGCTGCCTAATCAACCTCTCTGGGCGCGCAACTGGGCAAAGTTCGGCAAGGCCGCTGACAAGGCCCAGCTAGGCGATGTGCTGGTATTCCGCCGCGGTCAGGGATGGGGTCATGTCGGGCTTTATGTCGGCGAAGATTACGGTGCCTACCATGTGCTCGGTGGCAACCAGTCTGATGGCGTGACCATCACCCGTATTGCCAAAGACCGCTGCATTGCGGTGCGCCGGCCCGCCTATCGCAAGGCGCCTGCGACTGTGAAGCCCGTGCAGCTTGCCGCCACCGGCACTCTCTCGACCAACGAGGCCTGAGCAGGCTCGAGCCCTATCCGCTGCCGCCTTTGCGCAGTCGGACAACCACCCGCCTCTGGCGGGCTTTCTTTTGGAGAACTGACATGGAAGAATTGAAGCCCTGGTGGACCTCGAAGGCCATCTGGACCGGGATCATCGGCAGCATCTGGGGTGTCGCTGGCGCGATCGGCATTTTGCCGGAAGGCCTCAGCCAGGCGGACGTCCTGACCGTCGTCCTGGCGCTCATCGGCATTGGCGGCGTCCTGTTCCGCAAGACGGCAACCACCCGGATCGGCTGATCCCCATTGAGCCCTGCTGGCGGAGGTCTCGGCCTGCGCTCGCCCATTTTTAGGCAGGTGCAAACATGACCAGGCTGACCATCCGCCGTGGCGGCACTAAACGGCTGCGCGCCACGCTTTATGCCGATATTGCCGCAGGTGATCGGCGAGACCTAACCGCCATTTCGGCGCTTGTTGTCGACCAGAGTCCGAACATCGCGGTGCCAGCTATCACCATTCGCACGCCGCCAACTTCGGGCGAAATCGAAGTTCTGTGGAGTGATGAGCAGACAGCCAATCTCAAGCCAGGCGCTGGCCGGGTTTGGCTGATCATTGGCCTCGAAAACGGGGCAGGGGAGCGTGAGGTCTTGCCGGTCTTGACGTTCGATGTCGAATGACCAGCACCATCCAGATCCTCGAGACGGTGCAGACCATCGTCATCGAACCTCAGGGCATTGCTGGCCCGCGCGGTGAAACCGGCGCCACCGGTGCCCAAGGTCCTCAGGGACCGCCGGGCCCGCTTAGCACACTCAATGATCTGTCTGACGTCGACCTCACGCAGCCCGAAGGCGGCGATGTCCTGGTTTTTTCATCCCCCGACAACCGGTGGACCAACACGAATTCGGCCAGGCTGGTCGATGGAGGTAATTTCTGATGGCCAATACTCTTCGTATCAAGCGCCGTGCTGCAGGTGGTGCGGCCGGGGCTCCGGCATCGCTCGCCAATGCCGAGCTCGCATTCAACGAGCAGGACAACACACTCTACTACGGCACCGGCACGGGAGGCGCTGGCGGCACGGCTACGTCGGTCATCGCCATCGGCGGCCCGGGCGCATTTGTCGGGATTTCAGGCGATCAGACGATCGTCGGGATCAAGACCTTCTCGAGCACGATTGCGGGTTCGATCTCCGGCAATGCCGGGACTGCAACCGCGCTGGCAACGGCGCGTTCGCTTGGACTGTCCGGCGATGTAAGCGGCACGGCCTCGTTTAATGGCACCGCCAATGCGACCATTGCTGCGACGCTCGCGAATAGTGGCGTCACCGCTGGCTCCTATGGTTCGGCGACACAGGTCGGCCAGGTCACGGTTGATGCCAAGGGCCGGGTCACGGCCGCCAGCAACGTCGCGATCACGTTCCCGGTAACTTCGGTTGCAGGGCGCACCGGTGCCATCACCCTTACCACGACAGACGTCTCGGAAGGCACCAACCTCTACTATACCGACGTTCGGGTGCGTGCGAACCGCCTTGATCAGTTGGCAGCACCCACAGCCGCTGTGGCGCTGAACAGTCAGCGCATCACGGGTCTAGCCGACCCGACTGCAGCGCAGGATGCCGCCACCAAAAACTATGTTGATCTTACGGTTCAGGGCCTCGATCCCAAAGCGTCAGTGAAGGCTGCTTCGACCGCTAACATCGCGTCCCTGTCAGGTACCATGACCATCGATGGAGTGGCCCTTGTTGCCGGCGACCGTGTGCTGGTGAAAGACCAGACGACCACTTCGGCTAACGGCGTCTATGTCGTGGCGGCAGGCGCTTGGGCTCGGGCGGATGATCTGTCGACCTGGATTGAGCATGTCTCGGCTTATCTGTTTGTCGAACAGGGGACTGTAAACGCGGACATCGGATATCTTTGTACTGCCGATGCCGGCGGCACGCTCGGCACAACAGCGATTGTCTTCGTCCAGTTCAATGGCGCAGGCCAGATTGTTGCAGGGGCTGGTCTCACAAAGACCGGCAATACCATCGATGTGGGGGCGGGGACTGGCATCTCGGTTGCAGCTGACAGCATCGCTCTGACGGGGCAGGCCCTTGCGCTCCATAACCTGGCGACGAACGGCCTCGTCGTTCGGACGGCTGCGGACACAGTTACTGGACGGACGCTAACCGCTGGTTCCAACAAAATCGTTGTCACCAATGGAGATGGCGTTGCCGGCAATCCGACGATCGACGTAAATGAAGCCAACCTCACGCTGGGCAATATTGGCGGCACGCTAGGCGTGGCGAAGGGCGGCTCGGGTGCGACCGCGCTTACCGGCTACCTCAAGGGCAATGGAACTTCGGCATTCACAGCGTCTGCAACCATTCCCAACACTGATATCTCCGGCCTCGGCACCATGTCGACCCAGGCGGCGAGCAATGTCGCGATTACCGGCGGCTTGATTGACGGGATCACGCTGGATGGTGGAACCTTTTGATGCCGAGCACTATCCTGCTCAAGAGGTCTTCGACCGCTTCGAGCGTGCCGGTAGCGGGATCGCTGCAGGCGGGCGAACTCGCCGTCAATCTCGTCGACCAGAAGCTCTATTCGAAGACAGCAGCTGGAACCGTCGTGCAGGTGGGCTTTGGCAATCTGACATCTGGCATGGTCACGACCGCGCTCGGCTTCACTCCGCCTTCGCGCAGCAATTTTGCCGCCAACGCCCAGGCATCGGTGAGTGCTGCGGACATCCGCAATCTTGCAAACCCGTTAACGGGTCTCGGATACGGTGCGGGGGTCCGATTTAGGTTTTCGTCACTCAACGACGACAGCGCCGCGCCCTACGCTGATGTGATCGATCTATCGACGTACATTGATGGCACGGGCGGCGGGTACAATGCTCTCTACTTCGGAAAGAGCTCCCAGACGATTCTGCACAAATATGCTGCCGCTGGTGCGACGTCCTGGACGGTAAAGACACTTGGCTATGCTGACGGATCCAATGCGTCTGGCACCTGGGGGATCTCGATCACCGGTTCCTCAGGATCCTGCGCCGGCAATGCCGCGACAGCGACTAGGTGGGCCACCGGGCGCACCATTTCGCTGACCGGCGATGTGACCGGGACGAGCGGCAGCTTCGATGGCTCTGGCAATCTTTCGTTCGCCGCCTCGCTCGCTAACAGCGGCGTGACGGCAGGGACCTACCTCAAGGTCACCGTAGACGCCAAAGGGCGGGTGACAGCGGGTTCTTCGATGACGTCGGGCGATGTGACCGGCGCACTGGGCTTCACGCCGGCCAACAAGGCAGGCGAAAGCTTCATTGGCAGCATCTCAGTGTCGGGGACAATCACCGCAACTGGCGATGTGACGGCGTTTTCCGATGCTAGGGTTAAGACCGACGTGGAGACGGTTTCTGACGCCTTAGATCGCGTCCGCAAGCTTCGTGGGGTGACCTTCACTCGTCTTGACACGGGCAATCGCGGCATTGGCTTAATTGCCCAGGAATTGGCTCCCATCGTGCCGGAGGTGGTCATGACCCATGAAGACGGCCTCATGTCCGTTGCCTACGGCAACCTTACTGCATTGTTGATTGAGGCGGTTAAGGAGCTCAGCTGCAAGGTTGAGCAGCTCTCATATGACCAGAGGCATCCGATCGGCACTGGCTGACTTATGTGTTATACCAACCTGCATTGATCACAACTCACTGGCCCATTTACGATGACCGATGGTCGTAATGCGCCAAGGCTGATCTATGAGTTTGTTCCATAACTCCTCGTCCAGCCAAGGATGCATAAGGCCATAAACTCTAACTGCAAATGATCCAAAATTCAGGTGGCAGAGCAAGGACGATCTAAGTGTTTGGCGCCACGCACATGCCCATATTTCTGGTCACGGTGTTCGCCAAAAACGATAAGGACAATTTGAGCAAGGCCGAGCAGGCCGCAGCGATCCAACTGAACAAAATTCTGCTTGGCACATACGGAGACAGACAATGA